TATTGTAGTGGTGTGAGTGTCTGCGTTGGTTGTTATGCCTTCTGTGCCATAACTAAAAGCTTCTGCTATTAATTCTAAGTTTGTATTTGTGGTATCACCCCATGTTCCCGACCCATCACCGGTCGCCATTTCATTGAGTCTTAAATCATTTGTATATGCACTTGCCATTTATTTCTCCATTAAGCTACTTCTTCCCAATTTGGTGTTTGCGAATCGTTTACACTTGACCAATTAGGCGTTTGTGAATCACTTATCGTTGACCAATTAGGAGTTTGTCCGGGAACTATTTTACCCCAAACTAATAAATTTCCTAAATTTCCTGTTGTTGATACACCGGTTGGTTGAATTACAGCAGTTCCTACTACTGTTAAACTTCCAACTGATCCTGTTGTTGCTCCTAAAGTTACTGCAATTATATTGTTAGTAACAAGACTTAAATTACCTAATGCTGTTGTTCCAACAACATTTGTAACAGACATATTAGCATCACCTGTTACAGTTTCATCTCCTACTGCTACCGTAGAAGCTGCTCCAGAAACACCTGTTATAGCTACACCAGCAGCTAATAAAGTTCCTACTGCACCTGTTCCTGCTATACCTGTTTCAGTTACATTAGCATCACCTGATACAGATTCATTTCCAACTGCGGTTGTTCCAGCAACACCTGTAATACTTAAATTACAAATTCCTGTAACAGTTAAACTGCCTGTTGAACCAGTACATGAAACACCTGTTTCTGCTACATTTGCATTACCTGTTACAGTCTCAGTTCCTAAAGCTGTAGTACCTACAACTCCTGTTTCTGCTACATTAGCTGCTCCTGTTGCAACTAAAGTACCTACTGAACCTGTAGCTGCTACTCCGGTTTCTGCTACATTAGCATCGCCAGTAACTGTTTCTGAACCTAAAGCAGAAGTGCCTGCAACACCTGTAAGGTTTACAGTTACATCAACTTCAACGGGTTCACCCCATGTGCCTGAACCCCATGTGGATCGACCCCATCCAGCCATTTACTAAGCTATTCTTATTACTGCGTTAGAAGCGTCTGCTGTTGGAAAAGTAATAGTAAATGATCCTGCTGTAGAAGTTTTATCTGCACCAAAATCAAAGACAGCAACAGCCGGATCACCTGTAGCAGTATCATTAAAGATCATACAACCTCTAGCTGTTATAGTAGCTGTGCCAAAAGTTAAATCAGCAAAGTCTGTAAAGGCAGTTGTTCCTGAAGTAGTAGGGTCTACACGAGTCAACGAACCACCTTTAGCAGTATAATTAGTTCCACTAGCTTCTTGTGAAGTTGAATATGCAGTAGTAGCTGCACTCATAGTTGCACTACTTGTATATAGTGCTAATCTAAATGTGTTACCACCTGAGTTTTTAAAATTGTGTACGCCTTCTAAAAGTTCTTTTTTAAAAGAAGTGCACATTGCTTGCGTTATCGCCATTATATTCTCCTTATTATATTAGCAAGTTCTTTATTTCCTTGCTTTTCTAATTCATTACATACAGTACAAATATGGTTTTTTATACCTTCTTGCACATAAAATGTAATGATCCATTTACATCTATCTCTAAATGCGTGAGCCTGTGCTTTGACCAAAGGATCAACATCATCGCTTATAGAAATAAGTTTATTTGTAGCCATTTCAGCTAATTCTTCAATAGAATGACCTCTATTTTGAGTAGTAGTTACTCCTAAATCACCTATTGATAATTCAAATTTTTCTGTTTCCATTATGGTTTATTTGGTTCAACTATATCGTTAAATTGAGTTTGTGGGTCTTTTCTGCCTGATATTCCATAAGGAACCATTTGTTGTTTTATTACTTCAGAATATTTACAAACTTTCATACTACCATTTTCTACATAACTTACTACAGGGTCTAACAAACGATGATAACCATATAGTTTGTCTTTAATTTCAACATTAGCATCTAATAAATTAGATCGTAGTGCAATAGAAACATCTATTTTTTGTTCCATACATTTAGCCAACCAAAATTCACAACAAGCTCTACCCATTTCTGCAAAATAAACTAATTTTTTATATGTAAAATCAGCACCGTACATTGCAACAGAGCCAACTTTATTCCAGTAAGCAAATGCTATTGCATAAGCTACTGTATTATTTAAATATCCGCATTCAGTATCATTTATTATTGCTTCTATTGGATATAACTCAATACTAGGAACTCTTTTATCTAACTCTACAGAATAAATAGGACAAGTTAATTTAGGTAAAACTCTTCTCATTAATTGTGTTTGATTGCCTGCATCATCAGTGTCAAAAAATCTAGTCATTGGGTCCATTGCAAAAACTCTATTAGGATTAGGTATAACTCCTGCCATTGCATTAATAGCCCAAACTTCATCATACTGTTTACTATGTGCTGTTGCTATATGAAAATCTAATTGACTTTCTCCCATAGCAATTATTGCTATATTTTTGCCTTCAAGGCTTTTTATTGGTTTTTTTAACATTATCTGCTCCTTAATGTTTTATGTTACTGGTACCTGAAAGCTTCCTTCTCTATAAGTATCGGTTGTATTTCTTCCTTCACCCAATACTTTTAATCTTCCTAATGCGTCTTGGTATCTTTGATTGTATAGATTCATCATTTCAGGTTCGCCTTTCATATAAGTATATCCTTCTAACAAACAACCATACAACAAAGCATTAGTTGCATTTGTAGATAACCATGTAGTTCCACTATCTGCACCTGCTGTTATGGAAGTAGGTCTATAAAAATAATGAAGTTCTGCGGTATAGTCAGCATCAGGAGTAGGTCCAACTATAAAAGTATCATCGTCAAAAAGTGCATAGTGTTTAGGTGCACCTTTTGTAGTTGTTGTAGGATAAGCTTCTCTTATAAAACTTACGTCTGTTTTAATTAAATAATTATAAGTATTAGAACTTATAGTGGCTACAGAAAACGAATCCATAAAATCAGAAGGAGTAGCAAGATATTGATTGCCGTCTGTTAAACTTCCTTGTACGTTTTTCCTAAAAACAGGCAAACGTATCATTTTTAATATTCTTTCTTCAGCTTGTTTAATTATTGTAGGTAAATCAGTAACAAAAGTTGTTTCTGTATTTTGTAAATAATCTTTAATAGCTGTTTGTAATTCTGAGTATGTCATATTTAACTCGTTGTAACTGTTAATGTTCCAATCTTACCAAACATATCTAAACCTAATGTTGAAGAACCATATTCGGTTACTCCTCCTCCTATTGGATTAAAAGCTGAAAATCTTCTACTTGCAGCTAAACTATTATCCGGTCTAGGGTTGAGTAAAGCTTGACGATCATCTGTAGGATATTTTCCTACTTGTAATTGAGGTTGATCTATATCAAAGCATTCTGGACAAACTCTATAACCTGTTTGTTTTTGATCATAAATTTCAAACTTTAAATCATTGTATGGATATTCAAAGTTACAGCGATCACAATACGCTATAGCTTTACTTCCAGAAGAATAACTGCTCATTAGTTATGACCAATAAAAGGAACAAAACGTGCAGAGGTTTTTTCTCTATCTTCAGAAGCAGCTAATTGCCATTGTTCTTCATACAATCCTTTTAATGCAATAACTCTTTCTGGTTGTTCTGCGTGTTTTATTGATAAATAATAAGCTAATCCAGCAGTTGCACATGGCAAAAATCTTGCTGGTAAATCTAAAGTATTAGATGCAGGAGCACCTACGTCTTCAATTCTAGCTATTCTATAATAAAATAAAGTATAAGTTNCCGCACTATCTGGGACAGGATATAAATGGACAACAGGGGCTGCNTGTTGTCTATCTATATAGATTTGAATTGGTGTGCCTTGAGATAATTTATTTGGAATTGCTGCATAGGTAGATACAGAAATACGATTTAAACGTGAATCGCTTTGCGTACTTGTATTACCTGAATCAGTTCTAATAAAATATTCAATTAAATCAATAGTATCGGCTGGCATAGTATAACTACTTGTTCCAGCAGTAAGCGTTTGTGTTCCGCTTTCAACTGTCCATAAGTTAATACCACGATTTGCCCACTCAAGAAAAATGGTATTTAAGGAGCGTCTAGCACTCCTTAAATGATACCCAGAACGCATTTCTACTCCAGCCATATCATAGGCTTCTTCTGCTAATTCTGTAAAATCTGG